TGAAAATTCAACCGTGGGATGTGATTGACACAACCTTTGAACACGCTCAGGCTAAAGGATTCTATCGGGGCAATGCCTTGAAGTATATTATGCGCGCGGGCAGCAAAGGCTCGGCTAAAGAAGACTATCAGAAAGCACTGCACTATCTCGAAAAACTAATCGACATTCTTTAAGGTACATCCATGGCAATCCCAAACATTGATAAAGCGCTACTCCCACCCAGCCCGTTTGAGTCGGAAACTGATGACCAACCTATTGAAATTGTACTAGGCCCCGAAGATGGGGACACGTTGGAAGAAATAAACGTAGAGATGGACAAGGAGCCATCTTTTGATGCAAACCTAGCGGAGTACATGGATAGCAGTGATTTGGATTCTTTGGCTTCGGATTTGATGTCTGATTTTGACAACGATAAAAATTCGCGCCGAGATTGGGAACAGACCTATGTAGATGGTTTGGATTTGTTGGGGTTGAAAATTGAAGATCGTAGTGAGCCATGGGAAGGAGCCTGCGGAGTATTTCACCCTATGTTGACGGAGGCTGCTATCAGATTCCAGTCAGAAATGATTGCAGAGACGTTTCCGGCTCAGGGACCCGTTAGGGCTAAGATTATTGGTAATGATGATCGGGCTACCGAAGAGTCAGCCAAACGGGTAGTAGAAGATATGAACTACCAGTTAACCGAGAAGATGGTGGAGTTTCGTCCGGAACACGAGAAGATGCTGTGGTCCTTGGCGCTTGCGGGGGCGGCGTTTAAGAAGGTTTATTTTGATCCGGCACTTGACCGGCAGGTGTCTATGTTTGTGCCTGCGGAAGACTTGTATATCCCCTATGGGGCATCGGATGCTCGGTCAGCGGAACGTATTACGCACGCTATGCGTAAGACCAAGAACGAAATTAAGAAGTTGCAGTATGGCGGGTTCTATCGAGATGTTGACTTAGGTGAACCTACTAAAGCCTTAGACGATATTCAAAAACGCAAAGATGAAGTGGATGGGTATAAAGCCACCTACGATAATAGATACAAGCTGCTAGAAATTCAGGTTGAGCTAGACCTGCCGGGTTATGAAGATGTGGATGATGAGACAGGGGAAGAGACGGGGGTTGCCCGTCCATATGTAGTTACGATTGACCATGGTACCAGTGAGATTCTAGCTATTCGCCGTAACTGGGACGAGGATGACCCCAACAAGCTACCAAAACAACACATTGTCCAGTACACGTATATACCGGGATTTGGTTCCTACGGATACGGTCTCATTCACCTAATCGGTGGATTCGCTAAGAGCGCAACGTCTATTGTGCGTCAGTTGATTGATGCTGGCACGCTGTCAAACCTCCCCGGAGGTTTAAAGTCACGGGGTCTCCGTATTAAGGGCGATGACACCCCCATCATGCCCGGCGAGTGGAGAGATGTGGACGTTCCTTCGTCCAGCATTCGGGATAATATCCTACCCCTACCGTATAAAGAGCCGTCCCAAACTCTGTTTCAACTGCTTCAAAATGTAGTTGAAGAGGGGCGTAGATTGGCTGCAGTAGCTGATGTAGACACTAAAAGTATCAATGGTGAAGCCCCGGTAGGTACTACTTTGGCGATTCTTGAGCGTACTCTTAAGGTAATGTCAGCGGTTCAAGCGCGCGTATATGCGTCAATGGAGCAGGAATTTAAGCTCATTGCGGTGTTGATTAAGGACTATTTACCTCCCGCATACGACTATATGCCGGACTATGGGGCTAAACCGACTATAAAGAAAGAAGACTACGATAATGTGGATATCATTCCCGTAGCAGACCCCAATGCCAGCACGATGGCACAGCGGATTATTCAGTACCAAGCGGCAATCCAATTAGCCCAGCAAGCTCCTCAGATTTACAACTTAGCCCTATTACACCGTCAAATGCTCGAGGTTATGGGGATTAAAGACGCTGAGAAAATCATTCCCGTTGACGACGACGCGCAGCCTACTGATCCTGTGACAGAAAACATGTCGATTTTGAATATGAAACCGGTCAAAGCCTTTATCGGGCAAGATCACGATGCTCATATTGCGGTCCATATGTCGGCAATTAACGATCCCAAAGTATCTCAAATGGTCGGGCAAAGCCCGCAAGCCGGGGCAATCAAACAAGCATTGATGGCTCACGTTATGGAGCATGTAGGATTTCAATATCGTCGTGGTGTAGAGGAACAACTAGGCGCAGCCTTACCCCCTCCGGAACAGAAACTTGACCCACAGATGGAAGTGCAGATTGCCAAACTGTCTGCGGACGCAGCAAAACAACTGGTACAGGCTAATCAGGCGCAGCAGTCAAAAGATCAAGCGCAACAACAAGCACAAGATCCCGTTGTACAAATGCAGCAGAAGGAACTCCAGTTAAAAGAACAGGAACTGCACGACAAAAAAGAAATTGAAATCAAAAAACTGGAATCCCAGAAAGAAATCGCCATGATTAACAACGAAGCTAAACTTATGCTTCAGAATCAAGACGCTAAAGTCGAAGGACTATTTAAAGGGATGGACATAGCTACTAAGCAGCAAGAGATGCTGGCCCAACAGCCTCCAATGCCCCCTCCACCCCCACCTAACCCCGGTGCTCCACCCGCTCCGCCCGCACCGCCTATGCCTCCACAACAACCGCCTATGTAGGTGCTAAATGAAAACTGTACTTGATGTACTGCGTGAAGAATTGGAAGACGCGATTAACGCGCGTTCAAACGCCCTTGTTATGGGTGCGGTAAATGACTATGCCGACTATCGGCATTTAGTAGGGGTAATTACGGGTCTGACCTCTGCGCTTGAAAGACTAAAAGACCTGCAAAAGTATGATGAGGAAGACTAATGTCCGCGACAAACATCGACGTAACCAAAACGGTGGAAATGAGTGACAAGCTGGCAGCGCAACTACCAGACCCTGTGGGGTATAAAATCCTCGTCGTCAAGCCCAAAATCGAAGAGAGGACCAAAGGCGGGATTCTTAAACCTGCTGAGTTTCTGCGTAAAGAAGAAGCTGGGGCTGTAATTGGGTTTGTAATGAAAATGGGCGATTTAGCCTATAAAGATGAAGCAAAGTTTCCTACGGGTCCATGGTGTAAGGTAGGCGATTTTGTGTTACTCCGTGCCTATTCAGGTTCGCGTTTTTCCGCTCATGGTAAGGAATTTATCATGGTAAACGACGACCAGATTGAAGGTACGGTGCTCGATCCACGCGGAATTAACCGCGCATACTAGGAGCTATCATGGCTAAAGAAATTATTAACGAAGACTTTGATGTGCCTGAGCACTTTAAGGAAGAGGAAGAAGATACTGGCGTTGAGATTGAAGTAGTAGACGATACCCCCGAAGAAGACCGAGGACGAACCCGGTTTGAGCCTGATGCTGACCACGAAGACGAAGTAGAAAACTACTCCAAAAAAGTACAGAAACGCATAGATCAGCTGAGCCATCGTATGAACGATGAGCGCCGCGAAAAAGAACGCCTAGCTAGGGAACACGCCGAAGCCTTGCGCATTGCGCAGACTTTTCATAACAGAGTTCAGCAGCTGGAGAATACGCTTACTTGGGGGCAACAGGAATATACTAAGGAAGCTCAAGACCGTATTGATATTTCCCATAAAATGGCGCAGGACAAGTATAAACGCGCTTTTGAGTCGGGCGATACAGACGGGGTGCTGGAAGCACAGGGCGAGTTGTTTGAGTTAGCTAACCAGAAAAATCAGCTGCATAACTTAGCTCCTATAGTTCAGCCGCAGCCATTTGCCAACATACCTTTACAACAGGATAATACTCCTGTATATAATCAACCAACAGCGCCTGCGCCTCAACCCAGAGATTACAAAGCGGAAGATTGGGCCACCCGTAATCCTTGGTTTGGGAAAGATGAAGAGATGACCGCCTTCGCGTACGGCCTGCATGAGAAATTGGTCAACTCCGGTGTAGATCCAACTTCCGATGATTATTATCACAAAGTTGACTCCCGCTTACGGGAAATATTCCCGAAAAACTTTGAACGATCCAAGAAGTCTTCACCCGTGGCATCTGTAGGTAGAACTACTGCACCCAAAAAAGTCACGCTGAACTCATCTGAAGTCGCTATTGCAAAACGGTTAGGCGTGCCGCTAGAAGCTTACGCCCGGTATAAAGCTAAAGGAGACACCGTAAATGGCTGATAACATTGATCTACGTAAGGCCCGCTCAGCGGATTCACGGGAAAAAGAAGTTCGTCAGGTTTCTTGGAAACCGGCGCATGATTTACCTTCACCCACTCCACAAGATGGCTATAAGTTTCGTTGGATTCGGGCTTCGATGATGGGACAATCTGATCCGGGTAATATGGCCCGCGCGCGGCGCGAAGGCTGGGTACCCTGCAAAGCTTCAGACCACCCAGAAATTAGTTCGGATTTTGCGGCTTTTGGTTTAGTCC